GGTGATCTTCCACCGGAAGTCCGAGGGGACATGGTTCGCGCGGACGTACATCGTCGACCCGGCATCAGCGTCGGTCCGCAGGTTCACATGGACCGTGTTGGCCGGGTCGTACTGCATGGTCAGCGTAACCTCGTCGCCTTCCTTCTGGCCGGCTCCGAAGTCCATCCAGACATCGCCGTACGACGACTGGTCGAACTGTGCGAGTGCGCCACCCAGACCAGGGGTGACTTCGCGGAGGTTCGGGATCGTAGCGAGCGTGGTGAACGTCGCATCGGTCGCACGCTCCCACGTCGTATCGGTCCCCCGATACTTCGCCATGCCACGGTCTCCTTTCGATCTCTGGGCCCCGACGGTCTCCTGCCGCCGGCGGCCTCGTGGCTATTCAGTTACGGCAGCACGAACACCGCACACGTCACCGAGGTGGTGAACGAGTGCGTGATCGTGACGAGCAGGGTCGACTGGTTCTTGTGGCGAACCGTCGAGATCCGGATGATCCGCTCCTGACCGTTCGTTACGGAGACCGACAGGTCCGGGTCCCAGGCGGTTGCCAAGCCCGGGTCCACAGAGTTCGGGTCGTCAACCTTGCACACGTCCGGCGATCCCCCGGCGTTCTTCACGTGCAGGATGTAGTCGCTCCCCAGGGTCGCCGCGAACGTGTCGCTGGCGCTCACCGCCGCATACGTCGGGGTGATCGACCCAACGATGTTCTGGACCGTCAACAGCGCCATGCGCCCTCCCGCCTCATCGAGTTGCCACCGTGTAGACCTGCTCGGCCATCACCCTGACCGCGGGCTCGGCTGCCGTCTTGGCCGGCCGCAGGAACGGCTGCGCCTTGTGGCGCCGCGTCCCGTACTCCTGGTATCCGGCGTACGGGGTATCCGCGACGACCTGACCGCCTTCCTCCCCGACGGATGCCTTCAGGTGCCCGGTCAACTGCGGAGCCTTCGCCGTGGCGATCGTTGCGACGATGTGCGCCGCGTTCTCCTCAACGATCTCATCCGCGGCTTCGACCCGGGGGATCAGCGACAGGAGCGCCGCTTGCACCTGGGCGAAGTTCCCGAAGACCTCCGGCATCAGCCCACTCCCACGGACAGCGGCCGCGGCAGCATCGCCCGCTCGCCTTCGGTCAGGAAGACCTGGGTCGCCCATCCGATCGCCTCGGGTGCGATCCCGCCGAACTCCGGGCCCTCCGTCGGTCCCTGGATCGCCCTCGCCGTAGCGGCCATGCAGACCTCCCGGATCCGTTGGAACTCCTCTGAGGTCTCGGCGTAGCCGTGGGTGTAGGTGATCGTGGCCGGGGCCGTCCATGCCAGCCCGTCGGTCCGCTGCACCACGCCCTCGGCGTTGAACGTGAAGGCCGTGAAGGCCACCGCGGCGACCGTGATCGCCACCGCCGTGACGGGCCCTTCGGGCAGATAGATGACATCCGCGATCGCTCGGGGTGCGACACTCCGGCGTCCCGTCGTCGCGTCGTATTCCGGTTGAACCACGATGACGTCACCCGTCACTACCGAGAGGGTCTGGCCGACCTCGCCGCGGATCAGCGCCGAGGCTGTCGCGAGAACGGACTGGATACGCGACAGGTCATCGCGCAACGGCATCCCTGTCCATTCGCTGTATTCGGCGGCGGTGACGAACGGTCCGGCCATCTATCCCCTCAGCGCCTCGATCAACTCGTCCTTGGTCATCGTCGAGTAGCCCGCGACCTCCCGCTCCTTCGCCAGCGCCTTGAGTTGAACCACGGTCCGGCCCTCGTAAGGACCGGATCCCGTGTCGTCTTCTGGCTCTTCTGGCTCCGGGGCCGGTGCGGGGGCCACCTGATCTTTCCAGCGCCACTCGAGCACGTCGCCCACGCGGACGTAGCCGCCATCTGCCTCTTCGATCTCGAACGGGTTGGCCATGGCTATGTCCCGTAGCTCGCGTAGCCCTTGGTACCGAGCCGGACGGCTCCGACCGTCACCGAGGTCGCCTGTGAGTACGTGATGTTCTTCCGGCTGCCGTTCACCCCAGGGGGGATCAGGTAGTGCGCGGTCTGGTTCGTCAACGCCGACCCAGCGACCCCATCGACCGTCACCGTGGTCGCTGTGGCTCCGACCGCCACCACGAGATAGACGGGGATCATCCATCCTGCCTGGAGCTGGCTGGCTTCGATCGTGTCCCCACCGGCAGCTGCGGCGGCCAGCGTGATGGCCCCGCCGTTGCCGATGCTCTGCGTCGCGAGTGCTGCCATCGTTCCTCCTATACCGGGGGAGAGGCCGAAGCCCCTCCCCCTTCGCCATCGTTACGTGATGCGGATCCCTGACAGACCCACCGGACGGAGCAGGTGCGTGCCGAAGTATCCGAAGATGTTCAGCTCGATATTCGCCGGCCCCTGCTTCTCCTCGAAGCGGAAGGTGAGCAGCGGGGATTCCCACACCCACACGTCCGCCTCATTCCAGATGAGGATCTGCGAATCGCCCGCCGCGACCCCCGTGTTGGCCCAAGCCGGCTGGAACACGAGCGAGTCGACCTGGTAGCCACCTGTGGCCGTGTTGCCTCGGCCCGGTGCGTTGGTTCCATCGGTCCAGGGGAACAGCGGTCGCTGCGTCGTGTCGACCGCGTTGGCGAGCCTGACGGTAGCAGCCTGGCCCATCGTGGAGGCCGTCGGGTACAGGAACCGCTGGAACGGGTACTTCGCCAGGCGCTCACGGATGTGCTTGACGAGCGTCTGGTTGTCCGTGCCTCCGGCGGTGGTGGACGCCATCGCCCCGGATGGGACGTTGTCCGTCGTGATCGTGCCGCCGGCACCGTCGGTGCCGTTCAGCAGCGTGTAGAGCTTCGTCTCGGTCTGGCGGGCGTAGGACTCCCGCATCGTCGCGAACGCGATCTGATCGATCGCGGGGTTCGAGCTGTCCACCAGCTCGCGCGTGAGCGTGAGCCGACCCGAGATCCCCTGCGGCGTGACGGTCTTCGTCGTGAATGTCACCGAGCCGTCCGAAGGGTTCGTCCCCTCGACGTGGTCGGCGCTCACCCCGGTTGAGGATCCGAATACCGGAACCGTGAACGGAGCCGCGTTGTCGATCACTCCCCGCGAGACGGCACTAACCATCGGCCGGCCCTTGGTGAGCTCCGCGACATACATGTCCGGTCGGTAGCCAGGCGGGATGACCTGCGAGGCCGAAGACGTCGACTGCGGCGTGAACTGGAGGTACGACGTCACGACCTCGGTCATCTCTTCTGACTGTTGCCGGTGCTTGCGGATCCGGTCCAACGCCTCGTCGCCGGAGCGCGTTCCCTTGTCCATGACAGCCCGCCAGGCGTCACGGATCAGCGATTCCCCGCGACCGTCGAAGCGGTAGACCGGTGGCTCACGGAGCGTGGAATACCGCGCCGCGCGGACCGAGTCCGGCCCCTTGCCACTCTGCATGTTCTCGATCGCCACCTTGAGCGCTGAAGACATGGACTCGGCGGCCGACTGGGCCAACGACTCGGCGAAGCGCTGCTGAGACTCGGCGATCTTCTCCGCGAGGGACGACATCGCGGTTTCGAACGCGATGGCCCCCTTCTCCTGCTCGCTACGAATTTCGGTATGAACTTCGGTCTCCTCCATCTTCACTCCTTCTCGCTGAGCCGCCGCGATGCGATCCACCCGCGCATCGTCGAAGGCGGGATAACCGGTGAGCGCCACACCTTGCAGCTTGGCGCTGCCGACGAGGCGGACCCCTTCGTCCTCCGGATCCGGCCGCCACCCGTCCCCATCGTCGAAGTCCACCTCCACGGAGAAACCGTCGAGGATCCCATCCTCGGCCAGCGAGAGCGCCCGGTCTCCCTCTTCTCCTCGAGCGATCCTGAAGGTACCCGTGAGCCCCTGGGTGGTGTCCTGAAGACGAACAGCCACGCCGACGGTCTCCTTGCGCTCATGGCCGAGATTCAGCTTGACCCGCTGTTCAGCGACCCAACGCAGCGATCCTCTGGCGAATCGCCACTTCGCGAACCCCGACCGCGCGACCTTGTCCCACGGAACCAACAGGCCAGTAACGGTCCTCTTCCCGACGTCAGCCCGGAACGACGCCGCAACCTCTTCCTGGTCAACGAATGTGATGCTGGATACGGCCTCTGCGCGCGGCTCATTCGCGTACAACGCCCGCATGTGCGCTTCAGCCTCGGCGCGGGTCGAGTGGCATTTCTCCACCGACTCGTCCGAGTCCTTGACCACGCAGAACTGCCCTTCACGTTCGGAGATGTGCCACGGCATGACTCAAGCCTCCTCTACCGGGACCAGGTCCCGGGGGATCGGAGTCTTCTGCCTGATCACCGGTCGGTCCTCCAGTTCCCGGATCTCATCAGGCAAGTATGCACTAACCTCGGAGCCGATCTTGTACGTCTCCATCCGGGTCTTCGTGTCGGACCGCAGGAACCCATCGAGGTTGACCTTGGCCCGGTAGCCCCGGGGCAGGATGTCCCCCATCGAAAGGCGCTGCTCGACCGCGGTCATGTAGTGCGCCAGCGTGAAGTCCAGGAGGTCCAGGCGGCGCTGCTCGGCGTTCTGATAGGTCCGGGACGTGGTCGACACGCCGAGGTCTTCGGGATCGATGCCGGCGGCGCGCGCGATCTCGAGCACCGCGTGTTGCCGCTGCTCGGCCAGCTGGATCTGCTCGGCGTTGAACTGGAGGACCTTGGCCTCGAGCGCCTGGCCGACGAACCCCCAGACCCGGCGGCTCCGCATCATCTCCCACTTGTCCAGCAGCGCGGTGATCTTGTCGGGGGACTCATCCACGCGGTGCCCCTCCTTCGGGGCGAAGTAGCCGAGCGGAAGCGGCTCGTCGGCGTACCGGGCGGCGGCGCGCTCCAGCGCGAGGCACGCCCTGATCGCCCGGGCCGCATGGACGAGCAGCGGTGGGTTCGGGGAGTCGAACCGGATCACCTGGTTGTCCGGCACGGGGTA